TCAATGTTATCTAATTCATCCGACTGAAACGTTTCCTCTTTAATAGCTATATAGCAAAACTTTTGATTCAGTTGAAAAACCTGTGCTGCATCATTTGGGGATAGTTCCTGTGTGCCAAATGTTACTTTGATAGTCTTATCCTTTCTAGAAGTTAATCCTTCTATTTGTGCCGGTAGTATTATCATAGTTAGAATTTACCAATAAATTGGTTATTTTGACATTTGATAAATAACCTGCTAAATTGTTTAAACCATTTTTTCATAATGTTATTTTCCTTGTCCTTTGTAAGGTTTTGGTTTTGGTGAATGTTTATTATAAGATTTCTTTGCCTGTCCTCTTTTGCGTTTGCCAAATGATATCTTGGTTGAATCGTTTTTACCTTTTGCCATCTAATTTCTCTTTATGTATTTCTTTTAAATATTCAATATACTGTTTCTTATCCCCGTACTCAATATGATGTTCTCTACATAGTGCCATAAGGTTTCCTATCTTGTCAGCCTCTTTATTCCCTCCCATCCCCCTAGCTTCTATATGATGTATGTCAACCGCTTTAGCACCACAGGATTCACAAGGAATAAAATCTTCAATGCCATATCCAAAATAGTCTAAATAGATTTTAGTGTGTTTCCTCATTAAACATTATAAAATTCAAAGATACAAATATAAATCCTATATTTAAACTATGATGCAGTTCGCTATATTCGTCAACCGTATATCCTAATGAAACCCCTAAATGAATAGTATTTGTTAATATGCCTAATGATATTCTAAAGTTGCCAAATTGAACAAACCATTCCATTATTTATCTATTTGTTTTAGTTTGTTTATTGCCCATTCAATACCTGAAGTACCACCCCATGCATCCCACATAAGACCTCCGCAACCTTCTGAATAAGGTACGTCTTTATGCTGTTGGTGTCTTTTAAAAGATGCCATCCTAGCTATTGTGTCCCTTGAAATATTTTCTTTATTAGCTAATTGGTTTGCTCTTGCTTTGCCTACCGCTGTCCCACATTCACCCCAACCGTTTTCTTCTGCCCATTTTAAGGCTCTCTTTGCATTATTACTAGCTGATTCCGGATAGTCGTTATAAGTTTCTTCGTACTTGCCACCTGCTAATATGGCTTGCCATACTTTTACTGCTTGTTCTTGAGTATCATAAATACAAGCACTTTGTCCAACTTTCCATTTTCCGTTACTACATTTAATTACTGGCATTGTTTATCAATTTATTATAAATAGCAAATCTTTTATTATTTATAGTGTCTAAGTTATAATGCTCATTACAGTACTCAAATAGCTTCTGCCCGTATTCAATCCTTGCTGCATCATCAAAGGTCAATAGCTTAGTCCAATAATACCAATCCTTTTGATTATTTACATAGCACAAAGGCATATCTTTATAAGGATGAACGTTGCTGACAATAGCAGGATTTCTTTTAGATGCAGTTTCTAAAACCTTTAAATTCGATTTCATGCTATTGAACTTATTATCTACCAAAGGAATAAGACTAATATCAGAATCAGCATAAGCACCCATATATTTAGTAACTTCGGAATAGTCATAGATAGTTGGATTTAACTTTAAGCCATTAGTAAATACTCCTATCATTCTATCCCATATATGCTTTTCACCTAGATTGTAACCGGCAATAACTGTCTTTACAGGGAAGTTTATTTTTTTCATTGGGTTGCGTAATATATCCATATCAGCAGAATGCGTTCCCGAACCCGACCAAAACAACCTTACTAAATCTGATTCAATCTTATTATCCTGAAACTGCTCTTTGCCATAAGGTAAAGCGTTAGGAAGTATTTCGACATTAGTATTGTATTTATATATTTCCTCCGCCAACCTTTCGTGTGTGCAAGTGCATAAGTCAGCTACTCGCATATACTCGGTTATTATTTCCGATATATTACTTTCCTGATACCTTTGGTATAAAACGTGCGAAGGTGGTAAAATCCAATAATCGTCATTATCTACAATTAATTTAAAATCATATTTCAATTTCATTTTAACTAATAGCTTCGCATCTGTTGAAGTTAAAAATCTATTAAATATTACTATATCATAATTATTGTCAAACACTACTTCGTTTATAGTATCTGTAATTAAGCAATAGTCTTTTTTCATATTGACTAAAGGCATCATTATCCTATGATACCCAACCCCGCTAAATTTACTTGTTACTGCTAATATTCTCATAATGGTATATAATAGGCTTTAGTTCCATCCGTATAAGCTGATACGTTTTGATTATGTAAATCCCAAGTCTTTTTAACTAAATCCATTTTATTATAACCATATTTATCACTGCCGTTCTGCTCTAAGTGGGTAGCTTTTATAGATGGCACAAACTTTGTGTGCAATCCCGCTGCCCTTACTCGTGTGCAATAATCTAAATCTATTGCTCCGTAAGGGTCTAATTCCTGATTAAATGCGCCTACTCTTTTTATAGCTTCTTTGGTTATTGTAAAGTTTCCTATTAAATCTAATGAATCACCTGAAAAGCCATCTAAAGGAATTGAACATATCCCAATACTTTTATCTTGTAAAAATTCGTTTCTAATTGTAAGCCAATTATTAGGTTCTAAAATATCGTTTGCTAATATTGTAACGTATTCAATATTGCTAAAGTCTATTTTATTTAACCCCACATTTATTGCATTAGATATTCCTTTTTCCTTAACTATTATCAGTTGCTCAACATCAGCACCTGCATTTAACAAGTTGCAACCTAGTGTACTAACACTATTGTTCTGATAGTTTAAAAATATTATTGCGTTCATCGTGGTTTGTTTTCTCCTATTTTTTTTGCCGGTACTCCCGCATATTTAGAATAAGGTTCTGATTGACCTTTAAAAAATGCACTTGCTCCAATCATACAACCTACTTTAATAATACTAAATTGATGCAATACGGCATTTAATCCTATATTAGATTTTTCACCTATTACAGAATGACCTCCTATCTTAGCACCACAACTTATTGTTACATTATTATTTATAGTGCAATCGTGTCCAATGTGTGAATGTTTCATTATAAAACATTTATCACCAATATAAGTTACTTGTTCTGTTCCTGCATCTATTGTAACCAATCCTGTTATAATATTATTATTTCCGATAACTACTTTACCGATTGGCTTATCCCAAAATGCTTTATGCTCCGCCTTATCACCTATAATACAATAAGCACCTATATAGTTGTTATCCCCTAATATAACATTGTCACCAATAATTGCAGTTGGGTGTATATAATTAGCCATTTGCTTTTGGTTTGCGACCTTTCTTTTTTGGTTGGTCAGTTATTGCATTTTCAGGCATCTGCATTATTGTTTCATCTTGCAATAATACTTTTTCGTAATGTGCATACAATCTAAGCACCATATCCATACGGCAGTTACCGCACCAAATTGTTAAAATAAAACTAGAATCAATGTATGTCCTATAAATATGCTCATAGGTTTTCATTATTTCTAAATCTAAATTCCTGACATAACCACTTTTAGCAGTTTCGTAGTTATTATAATGTTCTTTTAAAAATTGCCTGTGTGCTAGTTCCATATTTTATAAATTAAAGTTTCTACAATAGACGCTAAAAATCCTGATATAAATAATACGCTTGATATATTTATAATTAATTCAGGTGAGAAATATAATACGACCGCAATCCACGAAGCCAAGCAACTTCCGCAACTGAAAGGCTTGAAATTGATTCCCCATTTACGGTGTAAGTTGTGGATAGTATTAAAAAATAGTGATGCACATATACTTGTTAAAATTATTTGAATCATTTTCTTATAAATTTTTTTAGTTCAGTTTTCGTTTGTTTTAGCGTTCTAATAATTGACATATAAGGAATGCCTGTGTGTCTGCTTAACTCCTTTGCATTTTTATTAAAATCAAAAGTATATAATTTTAATATTTCCTTTTGATACCAATGCAAATTTTCTATAGCTTTTTCCATTATATCAATAATGCAATCATTTTTAGATTCAATAACTTCTTTTTCTTTATACTCTGTATAATTTCTATATTTTTTCCAAAATTGACTTCTATCAGATTTTATCATATTAATCATTGTACGAACTATATAAAATCTAATTTCTCCTCTCTCATATAAACCAAACAATTTATTTTCATCCATTTCTAATAAAACTAAAAAAACTTCGACCTTCAAATCATATTGCAATTCTTCAGGTTGCATTTTACTAAATGCCTGATTAACTTCATCATTTTGCCAATATTGCTCTATAATTTTATTTTTGTCCATTCAATTAATACAGGTTGATTTTCTTTTTCTGTACAAATATATGCTAATCCTTGACAATTATGAATATCTTGCAATCTTTCTTTTTGTTCTGGACTTAACTTGTCACCTATTTTTTTAACTTCAACTGCAACATATTTGCCTTCCGGTGAATATCCTTGCAGGTCTGCCCAACCTTTTTGTATCGTTCCTTTACGTTTTCCATAGGGAATATTATTTACCCTATTAAGCCGGTAGCCTAAATATTCAAGACTTTTTTTTGCCCACTTTGTTAAATCGTTTGCTGATATATCCATATTAAAAAGCTATTATTGTGTCTTTATTTTTGTTTCTGTATTTTGTTTTTTCTGCTATCCTGTGACAGTCCGCACATAAAGTTAAGCTATATCCTGTTAAATTGTTTTTTTCAATTTTAAATTCATTGAACTTTTTTGTTAACCCGCATTTTTTGCACTTCCTCATAAAATTGTTTTTTTTCAGTTATTAAATTAGTTTTTGTCTTTGCGTCTTTGTGTGTTGCGTAATAGTCTATAAAATCAGAAGTATATGCATATTTTTGTATGCCTCTTTTTTTGTATTTAACTTGATATATTTTCAAAATATTTTACTAAGGCTAATTTTTTACATTGTGTATCAATAAAATTATCATCTTTTAGCTTTTTACTAAATTCTTTAGCATCCTGTCCGTATAACTTATTAAGTTTCAATAGGTTATTTTCCCTGACTAGCTTAATTATATTTAGCATTTCGCTTGGTTCAAATTTAAGTTTTCCTTGTCTAAGTAAAATTGCGAATACCCTGTCAGCGTTAAATACCTTATTAAAGTCGTTTTTAGACGATTCTAGCCACTCTTTTTGTGTAAATGATACTATGTCCTCATCTGATAATTTGGGAGCCTCTATTTCGCTTAAAACAGGTTTTATCATTTTTCTAACTTCAACCGCCTTTTTTGTGTAAGCTAACATAACCTGACCAATAAACTTGGGACTAAACTTTTCGTAGTGTTCAGTACTGCAATCTAGCTTCCCCTGTACTGCCATTTTAAATGCTATCCTAAATTCCTCTATCGTGTATAATGGGTAGCTAGTTCGGATAAAATCTTCAATAACTATCATTTCCTCTTTATCTGGATATTTAGTTAATCCAATCAAAGTAAAAATATAAGCTAGGTTTTCTCTTAAGGTCACAGGTGAAACTAAATTTAATTTACTACCTGTAAAGGCTTCAGCTATTTCATTGTCAACTATTAATCCATTGTTTAAGGTTTTCCATTCTTTGTTGACTTGTAGCGGTTGAGCTAAATGTTTTTGTATTTCCATAACGTAATTTATTTTTAATCCAAGTATTTACTCTTCTTTTTACATCAAAAAATTTTTCAAGTTCATATCGTAATTTACCATCTTTATTTGGTTCGCACCAATATTCTAAAAATTCATCGTAGCTATCACCTAGAATTTCCTTAAAATCTTTTATACTATCTATAAATAATTCTTTATTATTAATATTATTTATATTTTCTTTTATTTTATTTTCTTTTATTTTATTTGCATTACCCCCGCTAATAGCCCCCCCATTAGCCTCCCCATTTTTCCATCTACTTATTGCCCCATTTTTACCACTTTGACTTAATTTTGCTCTAAGTCCTAAATGGTCATTTAACCTTTCAGACCAAAATTCGCCTTCATCAATCCTGAATAAATCAAATTGCATAATAACACCTTTGACTTTTATGTCAGTTGATTGCATTTGCATAGCCAATACAGGAATCAATTCTAGTGGTAATTTGCCACCGGCATCAGCCAATCTTTCAATTATAAACCAATAAATACCGTAACCTTCCATTCCTAATTGATGTCTTAGGAAAAGTACTTTAGTATCATTAGCTGCGTTGTAATCGTGGCTAAAATAATATGACTTGTTTTTCATAAATAAAAATGGGGTTCAGAATCCCTGCTAGTCGCATTAGCAGTTCATCCTCGCCCCAATATTGTTTAAATAGATATATGCGACATATCTTTTGTTTTAATTAGAAGACAAATATAGGTTATATTCATCTAATTCTTTACATATTTGCATTACTTTTTCTTTATACCAATCTTCGGTGTCCATTAAATCCCTGCATCTTTTAATTGAATATATGGCAGTGGTGTGGTGACTTATACCACAATAAGGGGCAATTTCCGATAGGCTTAATCTAGTATATAACCTTAGTAAATATGCAGCAGCTTGTCTTCCAAAAACCGTTGACTGCTTTCTGTTATTAGCCTTGATGTCTGTATTAAATATTTCCTCAACTAATTGAATAATCTTTATCGGCTTAATTGTTTTATCAGTTATTTTAACTGCAATGTCATCCAATATTATTCCCTCTTGAGTCATTAATTTATGCAGAAAATTAAAGCTATCCTTCTGCATCTTATAGGCATCATATATTTGTTTTTCTATTGACATATCTAAAATGGTAAATCTTTTGATTCTTTTTGCATTACATAATTATCTTCATAAATTTGGAAATCAGGATGTCTTGATTCCGTCTTATAGGTATTAACCCACATTGAATACTTTTTACCTTCTATTGTAAAGCTGATTACCTCACCTTTAGTGGTTTGCTTTTTCCAAGCACCGTACTTCTTTTTTACTTCGTTATTTTCCATTTGTTTTGTTTTTTAATAGTGAATACTGTGCAACTGTTTTAGGTTTGTTTTTAGTTCCAACATTAACCATTTTAGTTTTAATATTATATCCTTCATCACGAAGGTTAAATACTAATGCTGCCAATCTTAAAGTACCATACTTTCTTAATGCCACTAATGGTGTTAGCGGTTCTTTTTTAAGGTGATTAAGCACCTGCGTTTGTTGTGTCATATTGTTTGTTTTTAATTCTCGAAAAATTGTAATTCCTGTTTAAAAAAAATGCATTGTTGGTAGTATAACTTCGGTAATTGCTAGAAACATTTAATGCCCTTACCCATTCATTAAAACTTAATTTTTGTTCAGGCAAAGCTATTCTACTAACTTTTATCCCCCAAATATTTTCCATGGTTAATTTATTAAAAAATTATTAAATAAGATACTGCCTTCTATTTAGTCGTCGTTTGGTTCATCTTCATCTTCCCAATCGCAATGCTCCAAACATTCAGGGCAAATATCAATTTCAGGCATATTGGTTTCAGCTCCGCAGCAAGTTGAAAATGGCATATTATTTTATTTGATTTTGATTAATAGATTTTAAAGCCTTATTA